GGCAGCTTCCTGAGAATACAAATGGAGACCCTGTATTAGTCCAGCCAACATTACATGCAAGCGTGGATTTTAATAGCGTATAACGATGTTTCTTCCGTAGAAGTGCTTTCGTCACGCACCCGAACTGTTTTCACAGGCCAAACTCTTAGGGGGACTTAGTCCAGGGTTCTCATTATGAAACAGGTCAAGTAGTCAATTTATATCGACAGTCTTGAAGACCGGTTTTGTACGTGTATTTTGCCTTCACGGGTTCATTATTCCTTCGATTTATTCAGTATATTCTGTTATTTCTTTTACCAGTTATGTCTGGTTCTGTGTCACAGCCTCTTCGAGGGGCGCACAGATTCTATTGCAAGTTTAAATTCGCGTATGTTTACGATACATAAAAACGGATGGTCCAAGGTATCACCTTCTTATTATTCTTTACCTATAAGTAGGCAGTTTGATAGGTTTCGGCCTCGTCAAACTCGAGAGCAGCATTGTTATAGTACAAGCGAAACGTGCTTTCTTAAATAATAGGAGGAAAGTCTAAAGCCTTTTACTTTTATATTATAAAGTATAACTGTATTTCATTCCAAATCGGGTAGTGTTACAAAACGCATTTTATGGAAACCCTTATCACAATACCTTCAAATGGCTGTGATCATCAAGGAACCTGTAACAGATAGTGCACCTGATGTAAAGTTACCTTGCACAGAAACATCAACGTAGTCTGTTCCATTGCTAGAGATATAAGTGAAGTCATTCATACTTACATAGGTTCGTGATCCTGAGGCAAAAGTCTCATAAGGAGTTATAGGTAGTATACTATTCAAATTTTTCCGTATGTCTATAACAGTAGTAACTCCAGCACCAGAAAATAAAAATTGAGCTTGAACCTGAACCATATAATTACCAGCAGGCAGAGTAATTAGGCCTCCATTGTTTACTACGGAGAGACCATTTACATATCCAGAAGCTGCTGCAGTGTGAGCGAACGGTAAACTGGCTCCAACACCTGTTGCAGGTGAAATAGCAGTTGAACTAATCAATTGAGAAACAGAAAAGTTTTGAGGAGCTTGAGCTGCAGATGAATCTAAAATTCTGTCATAAAGAAATCCTTTATAGCGCACATGGAGTTCTCCAACTTCCTTGTTATCTAGAGCCATTCCCTGAGTACTCGCATAGAGTGTCCCAGCATCATACGTTTTAATGTCAGTAGCACCTGGTAAAGCAGCGCCACGAACAAACTTGGGTGTTCCTATTGGATGCATTCCTTGTGGAGCTAAGCTCAACACAGAATTCTCATTGGGCATACAAATGACTCTGGGATCTGTAGCTTCAATTTGTTGTTTAGTCTGGGGTGCAGCAGAAGCTGCATCATAAAGTGCTGAAAGCAAAACTAACCCAGATGCTCCTTGAGTATTAAATTGAGAAACATCATGCTGAAAATAGAATTCCAACATGGTAAATTTATAGCGTTCATAAAGACTTGCTATCTTATTAAACCACGGAAAAGTGGTGGGATTACCTGGATTCAAAACAAATCCGGTTGTTGCAAATGCGATACTTCCATTAAGGGTCGCAATCAACTCATCTCCAGAAAAAGGTTCTGGTCGAGAGAGTTTCTTAGTATTTCTTACAACATTTCCACCCATGTACTTTGAAGAGGTATCAGTTTGTCCATTGTGTGCAACGGAATTTCTTTTACGACGACCTCGACTATTAGGATTTTTCTTACGTCTAGTTTGTGGTTTTTGTGATTTTTGGCCATTACTTTTCCCTTTTTGTGGGCCTCGAGCACCTGGCTTGCGTGCTTTTCTTTGTCTCTTTTGTGGAGTATTTGTACTCATAACAGATATTTTATCTGTTATCAGGCTTTCTGATCTTTCTTGTACGTCCTGATAACTTTGTGTCTCAATGAACAGGCTTTTCCTTCCTGTAAAGAGAATGTAATACATTTCATCTGTAAAAATTCCACTTTTTGCTATTATCCATCGAGGATCATCTATTAAAACATGATCATACTCGGTTAGCAACCAAGAGATTAATTCTCTGCAAAACTTTCGGAATGGCAAATCTGTCCATCCTATTTGTAGTAAATTTGTACATCTTTGTAGTGTTGTTGCAGGTGTGATGTGTTTTTGAGGAGCATACAATAATGATGTCATCAGTTTATCTCGTGAGTAGAGTGGAACTGCGCATCCTTTAACAAAAACTGTATGTGCTGATAAAAAATCTAAATCAGCTGCTAATCGTGGTTTCAGGGAATCTGTTGTTGTTGTTATTCCTAGTGTTTTCCAAGTTTCTATTACTGAAACTCCATTGAAGAAAACATGTGCATCATCCGAAACAGTCCACGTATTATCATCTCCTAAAAGTGCTTTTGCTGTGTGATCATTAAAATCTTTGTAATTATTCATATCGTGCGGTGCATTAATAATCCAAGCATAAGCGAGCATTGTGTGTAAAATTAAAGTGTTATCCGTTACCGTATTAACACAACCCGAGGGCATTCCAAGCTTTTTCATAACCATAATTCCTTCTGGTGTTATAACCAGAGTACTAATAATGTTTCTATAATAGGTTACTAAGCGTTGTAGCGTTTCTTCAGTTTTAAATTCAGGGGCATAAAACTTCCATCTAAGTGAAGCACAACCTAAGATCAAAAATCTTCTTAGGGATGAATCAAATTGTGACTCATCAAGTGCATATCCGTTCTTGAAAACATTAAGCTTTCTATGAAGTTTATCCCAATTACCTTTAAGTGGTGACATTCCTATCGAAGAGGAAGTTACTGTATGTGCAGCGTACATCTTTTCATTTTGATCAACAAAAAGGCGCGTTCCTTGAACAGTACCATCTACAGCAAAAGCTGTAAAGGTTCGTTGCGAATTTAATTTAATTTTATCTTCTGGTCTTAATTCTTCTTTTAATGAGGAAGTAGCTATCGTTGTCCACATAGGATCAGTAGCTAAACTTTGCCAATCATCTTCTAACCAATCCATAATTTCTGGATCATTATCAAAAAGATCCCGTTTTGTTGGAAATTCTCTATTAAAAGGAAAACCACTTGAGGAGGACATATCTAATCTGTCTACTGCATCTCGAAGTGATACTATCCTTGAGTTTCCCATATATGGCATAAAGTGGTTTTCGGTCCATCTCCATGCTTTATTTAATGCTCTTATTTGTAGCTCATTCATTCTAACTTCTGCCTTCCCATATTTTGCCAATGAGATAAAAGCAGCATCTTCATTCGGAACAGGCAAGTTCCAGTCAGGTGAGATGTGAATTCGCTCTTGATCCATAAAGATCTTGACTTGTGGATCAAGTCCTCTTCTATTTTTGTAGATTGTATTTCGTCTAGAGAAAGCAACATAATTAAAA